CCTTAGAAGAGGCAGAGGCAAATGGTGATGTGTTGCAGTGGCAGGACTTAACTACATCTACTGGTGAATCCCGCCAAATTACTATTGAACAAATATCATTCACCCGTTTGACTCCACCAGATAAAAGGTTCTCTGGCTTTGGTGGAATCATAGAAGTTATCTTAAGGACTGTATAATGAATCCTGCCGATTGGGCTGGTTTAGCCGTAGCATTATCAACTCTCATAGGCGCATTGGCAATGGGAGTCAAGCATCTGACTAAGCATTATCTATCTGAACTAAAGCCCAACGGTGGATTAAGTATTAAAGATAAAGTTAATCATCTTGAAGAAAAGGTTGACCTGCTGACAGATTTAGTCAAAGAAGCATTGAGGAAATGAATGAAACCTGTAGTGAAGGCCGCGAGTCCTGCTGCTATTGCTGTGCTCCGTCAGGCAACAGCATTGTGGCCCAAGCGCAAGAAACTGTCAGACGGATTATTGCCTTCGTTGGCACATCGCAAACAGAGTCCCAATTCAGACCACAACACGGGTCTTGCTGTGGACTTGACACACGACCCTGATAGCGGGATTGACTGTGCCCTCATATTTGAAAAACTTAAAGAAGATGAAAGGGTCTCTTACCTTATCTTCAATAAGAAAATTTGGTCACGCGAGTTGGCTAAGCGTGGCAATCGTGTTTACACTGGTAGCAACGCTCACACTAAGCATCTTCATATTTCTATCAATCCTGATACCGCTAGTGATACTAGCCCTTGGTTCTGGTGGGTAAACCAGCCTAAAGTCCTAAATCAGGTCTTGGCTGCTATCCAGCCCCAGCCTAAGAAAAAAGTGGTACCGTTTATACCAGTGGCAGTATGCACGTGCTGCCCTGTACATACCAAACGAAAGGCAATCTAATGGAACAGTTCAAACAAGTAGCACTTACTTGGTTCCGTGCTGCAGCGGCTTCTGCTGTGGCTCTCTACCTTGCTGGTCAGACTGACCTCAAGGTTCTCGGAACAGCAGCCCTGACGGGCTTCCTCGGTCCAGTCCTTAAATGGTTGGATTCGTCCGCACCGGAGTTCGGCAGAGGCTCTAACTAGTCCTCTAGGATGCCCTTTTAAGGGCTTCTGAGGCCGTTTTTAGCCACTTTGACCCCCTACCTAGGGTAACTACCTAGGAATGGGGGTCTTTTTCTGTTTACCAGCATAGTTCTTAGGGCTGTGTTATAGTTTCCTTACGGGAAACCGTGGGGCAGAAACTTCAGATGAAGGGGTGACGGCAAAGCCTAACCTAGCCTCCCTGACCCACCATAATTTTTTATGGGGGGAGGGGGGGCATTTCTTAGAATCAGGGGTTCAGGCAAGATGTGCTACCGATGTGGAAGGTGTACGATAGAGCATCCGTACTCAGTCGATGATTCCATCGACACCGTTTTAGAGTTAGGAAAATCAGATGGTGATGTTAGTCTGTAGTAAGTGCGATATTCTCTATGATGATTCTGAAACTGTCGCTCGTGAAGAACGAGACTTTGAAGTTTGGTGTATTGCCTGTGACGATGTTCAGGCATGATAGAGGTATCGGTAGCGAGTTACAGAGACCCGCAACTATTACCTACCGTTCGCTCCGCTTGGGATAATGCGAAGCATCCCGAATCGCTTCGTTTCAGTATCGTTTCGCAAGGCGAAGACGAAGAACATCCGGATTTATCTTTCGTACCGGATAGTCAAATTAACTATCAGAAATTTCATTGGAAAGACAGTAAGGGTGTCTGTTGGGCTAGAGAAATCGCTTCTCGTGACATTAAAGAACCGCATTTTTTACAGATAGATTCTCACTCTCGCTTCCGTAAAGACTGGGACGAGACAATTCTGAAGGCGTATACCGCCTCGTTTCTCCGTCACGGCAGTATGGTTTTCTCTTGTCATCCGGATTCGTATACATCCACATCCGAAGGCGATGTCTATGAGGACAAAGATTACATTCCTCGCATAGTTCCTAAATGGGATGAAAAAGAAAAGATGGTTGGTCCTACCTTTGAGTACTATAACGGTAATCTTTACGGTGAGGAAATTTATTATCTTGCTGCCGGTTCGCTTTTCTGCTTTAGCGATTACATCCGTACGATTCCCTACGATAGTCTGCTTTACTTCTCAGGTGAGGAAGTCTCACTAGCCTTGAGGTTATTCACTAGAGGTATCAAGATAATCAATACACCGGTCAAGTTCATGTACCATGAGTACAAGTCTTCATGGAAAGGTGAGGCTAAACGTAGGCTTCACTGGGAAGATGACCCTGAATGGGGTGACTTGAACCGAGCATCCTACGAAAGACTTTCTCAGATACTCTCAGGAGATACCAGCCTTGGGGTATACGGCATAGGTAGCCTTGAGTTATACGACAAATGGATTGCTGAAACTGGTATAGACTTACGCAGTAAGAAAGATAAAATCGCTAGTTGGGGGAAATAATGCCTAAATATGATTATGAGTGTCGCTCATGCGATAGTCTTGAGGAGATAACTTTACCCTTTAATCACGAAGGAGAAATAAATTGCGGTCATTGTGGCAACGTTTTATTCAAAGTATATTCGGCGAATCCGATTCACTTCAAGGGGACTGGCTGGGCGGGGAAGAGTGCGACCTAGACTGCGGATTCTGTGGAGAGTGTGATACTCTTTGGGAATGAGCGAATTACCTAAACATATATCCTATTCTTCCTTCAACACTTGGTTAGAGTGTGGCTGGAAATACAAACTTACTAAACTAGACCAAGTACCCGAGAAACACGCAGTATGGTTTACGGGTGGTTCTGCTGTCCACAAAGCAACTGAACTTTATGACAAACATGAATTCGGTGAGACAAACAATATCGATGAACTGTGGAATAAGGCTTGGTTTGAACAAGTCAAACAAGATGAAGAACTCTATGGCGATATGAACTCTTGGGAGTTTCGTGGTAAAGAGGACATGTCTTGGTGGTACGGAGAAGGCTGGTGGATGCTTGACCAATGGGTTAAGTTCCGCGATGGTGGCTGGAACGTATACGAAGACTTCATTGAAAAAGAATATCAGATTTCTATAGAGGGCACTACAGTCAAATTAGCCATTGACCGTGTGCTGACTGATTACGACGGGAATAGGGTGCTCGTCGATATCAAGACTGGTGCATCATCTCAGAAGCATCCCTTACAGTTAGCAGTGTACGCATGGGCACTTGCTAAGCAAGGGGTTACTGTTGACAAGGCAGGCTTTTGGGATGGTCGCACTGGTCACATTTCACTGTGGGACTTGGAGCACTTACAACCTGAACGTGTCGAAGAGATACTGACTGGCTTTGATAAGATGCGGAAGACTGAGATTTTCCTTCCGAATATGAACTCCTGTGGTCGTTGCGGTGTGTTATCATATTGCAAATGGATGAACGGAAACAAGTCGAAAGGATATGAATAATGGCTGGAGCAAACTTCCAAGTCAGCAGTAAACTACACGATGGCAGAATCTTCGTTGTTGCTGCGGACACCTTCGCAGACTTCAAGACACATTTAACTGATGTGCTTGGTCCTGAGGGTGTAGAAAAAGTACTAACTACGATGGCAACCTCTATCGAGGGAGCACCATCATTTGAACAAGCGGTTAGCAACGTAACCGCAGGTCTAGGCGCCACTCCTGTAGCACCGCCTCAGACTTTCACACCATCAACCGCACCGGTTGGTCGCAACTGTAAGCATGGTCCGATGACCAAGCGAAGCGGTTCTAGCGCTAAGGGTCCATGGAAGGGCTATATGTGCCCAACTCCTAAAGGAACCCCTGACCAATGCGAGCCGGTCTTCCTTAAGAGGAACGACCCTGAATGGAGTAGTTTCTAACACATGAGAACCCTTGCCCGTGCTGTTGGTAGCGCGGACATCGGTGGTGAGCCACTCCCTTCGGTGTTCCGTACCTTAGATGTCAACAAGGTTGTAATACGCAGAGCAGAAGTGTCGATGATTGCTGGTACTCCCGGTGCTGGTAAGTCGACACTTGCTCTGTCTATTGCCTTGCGCACTAAAGTACCAACGCTGTACATAAGTGCCGACACCAATGCGCATACTATGGCTATGCGCCTACTTTCGATGATAACCAGTGAGACACAAGGCGAAGCAGAAGAGATGCTTGTTAAGGATGTCAAAGGTTCACGAAAGATAATCAATGAGGCTTCGGGGCACATCTTTTGGTCATTTGAGTCAGCACCAACGCTGGCTGATTTAGACCAAGAGGTGCTTGCTTTCGAGGAGTTGTGGGGTTGCGCCCCTACTCTCATCGTTGTAGATAACCTTATGGATATTTCCAATGATGGTGGAGAAGAGTTTGCTGGTATGCGCTCCACGATTAAAGAGTTGAAGTTTCTCGCAAGAGATACCAACTCTGCTATTCTCGTACTACATCACACCAAAGAGTCGTATGTTGGTAATCCGTGTCAACCACGGAGTGCGTTACAGGGGATGGTCGCACAATTACCGGCTCTGATTTGCACGGTAGGTTCCAATGCGCCCGGATACATAGCCATTGCGCCCGTAAAGAACCGATATGGTAAAGCAGACCCTTCAGGGGATACGGCTTTTTGGCTTCAATTCAACCCTGAAATCATGGACGTATCAGATATCCCAGATAGGTCCTAATGTCCAGACCAATCTCAGAACTCAGACCGAGTTATGACAAGGCGATGGATATCCGTGGTAATCCAACCACGGTGTGCATCTGTGGGAGTTTCGTATGGAATCTCAAGGTAGTCTTCGCAGAAGATAATACCATTGGGATGTATTTTCTAGATATGGAGTGTGCTGACTGTGGAACGCAGGCAACCGCGCCTATTGAGGAGTAAACATGAAACTATCAACAGTATCAACAATATCCGCGATTGCAATCTTTGTGGCAACCTTGCCCCACGGTGTGGGTGCGTGGCTAGTGAAGACAACTCAGCCTATAGTCCAAAAACTATCGGCAGAGCAGGTCGTTCTCGCAAGCCCTAGGATGTACGCAAGGCAATACGCGAAGAAAAAAGTGAATAAAATGTTTAGCAATCCTAACCAAGAATGGAAGGCACTTGCTAAGTTATGGGGTAAGGAATCTGCTTGGAACTGGAAAGCCAAGAACCCTCATTCGAGTGCTTATGGTATTGCCCAAGTCTTGGGTACGCCATTAGACTCAACAATTGAATATCAAGTGAATATGGGGATTAAGTACATAGTCCACCGCTACGATAATCCCACCAATGCGTGGAATTTTTGGCAGAGGAACGGCTGGTACTAAATGTCAAGCAAGTCCAAGATTAAAGGGTCGCAAGCAGAACGCGATGTAGTCAAGTATCTCCAAAAGTGGTTCCCGTACGCAGAAAGACGGCTTGCGGGAGCCACCTTGGATAAGGGTGACATCTCCGGTATCAATGGTGTCTGTATTGAGATTAAAAATCATGCAAAGTTAGATTTGGCTGGATGGCTAGCAGAATTAGAAGTTGAGACCAAGAATGCTAAGGCATGGACTGGTGTTGTGATTCATAAACGTAAAGGCAAAGGAAACCCTGCTGAGTGGTATGCTACGTTACCTGTATCAGTATGGGTGGAACTATTGCGAAAGGCTATAGATGACGGAAAAGCCTGATATTACAGTAGTTTTAGAGCACTATGGTGCTCGTGTGCCAACAAGGCACGGATGGTTCTCTATGAAGTGTCCGTTCCATGATGACAGGCATAACAGCGCATCAGCAACTAGGGATGAGAATGCTTTCTGTTGCTTTGCTTGTCAGATAAAAGGCGATGCGTATGCTATAATTATGGCAAAAGAGGGGGTAAACTTCATTGAAGCAGTCAACATCGCAAAGAGAATCTTTAATGAGAGCGGCAAAGTATTACCACAGCGCTCTCGCAGAAGCGGAGGATTACCTCGTAGAGCGAGGAATCACAATGGAAGCGGCTCAGAAGGCACGCTTGGGCGTCGTCTTAGACCCGCTCACGGGTCATGAAGCGTATACGAATCGGCTCTCTATCCCGTACGTCACAAGGTCAGGTGTTGTTGACATACGATTCAGAAGTCTTGGACACGAAGAACCCCGCTACATGGGTATGGCTGGGGCAACGACACACTTGTACAATGTGGGAGCGTTTTTCCGTGCATCGTCATACATTTGTATTTGCGAAGGTGAAATCGACACCATTACTTTGGACATGGTTTGTGACATTCCCGCGGTTGGTGTTCCCGGTGTCAACAATTGGAAGAAGCATTATACAAGGCTCTTGGCGGACTTCGATAAAGTTTTCCTCTTCGCGGACGGGGACAATGCAGGCAATGACTTTGCTAAATCTCTTGCCCGAGAGTTGTCAAATCTCGTTGTCGTCCAAGCCCCGGAAGGCGAAGATGTCAACTCGCTTTACAGGACGCATGGCGCGGACTATTTTAAAGAAAAGATAGCAGGTGCTCAATAATGTTCATGCCTAATGACGATGGTTATTACACTTGTGAACATGATGACTTTGAGACCGGTAACGTATTTAGTTACATGGAACATGCTGGCATTCATTTTGACTGGATGGTACGGCTAAGTCCTAAATACAATTTGAATCTGTTTACTTTTTTAAGCGAACTGACTTATTTTATGAACGAAGAGCGTTATCAAGATGTATGGGAACACGTCCAAAGCGTTACTTTGCTTCTTATGAACTCGTGTACAGATGACTTTGATAAGTTCATCCACGAGGCTGAAGTTTTATCAGGAACAGAAAGTATGTTCGACCAAATAGAGAGATACTTGGATGAAAACAGAACTGACTGAGCCTACTCAGTTTGACTTAAACGTA